CCAACGACAATCAATCCGTTAAGCATTGCACCTGAGGATATAGTACCAGATATTGCCTTGACTCTCCACATAGGAGCGGACGGGTCTGTAAGATCGAATATAGTGTATTGAGTAGCTTCAAAGATAATAGCAACCACAGCCGGAAACTTACGAGAAGCACCACGAGTCGCAGTATTCAGTGTCTCATTGTACCAACTCAAAGCCTGACAGCGTTCTCGCCAGAGTCCTCCATCGGAATCCTTGGTGGTGTCATAGATGAAGACATCAACAGGTTGCACAGCGGATAACTCTTCAGCAAGTTCAGGACACATGCATTGCAATTCATCCAGCTTGTCAAAGTTACGATTTAATATCAGATCGTAACGGGCCTCCTCATAATCAGGCTTTTCAAGGCCTATTCTATCGGTTCTTGTAATTGCCATTATGCGTTCCTCACTTCAATAAGCCATGTTTCGGTAAGTGTTTCAGATGCCCCAATAACAAAATCCGCAAACGTTGTTCGGTTAAACATATTACCAACCGAAGCAGCATCAAATAAACCAGCCTCTCTAAATGTCCCTACAACCGCACCGAGAACGTGTTCAACTTGAAACTGTACTTTGTTATTCTCAGGAAAAGCAAGCAGCGTTACGGCGGCAGCATCCCGTCTTAATTCGCTAACAAGGGAAGTGTCACCAAGAGCCGCTGCCGTGTTACTGTCGCCAAGTGCTAAATGGGTCATAGGACTAAAGGCTGAACCGCCAGCAATGACAGTAGCTAACCCTACTAGACCATAATTTACGACCATGTTTTTGATAGTAAGTTCAGACAATGAACCATCTTCTCGTTTGGCACTTAGTGTAAGTGTACCTACAACTTTAAACGCTGTTTCAATCATTTTAATCTCCGTATGGTAATATTCCGTATCCACAGAAGCCGTATCCACCAGCACCGCAGGTATTTAAGTACAAAGTATCTTCAATCACTATTCTATCAGTTGATATATTAAAATTCTTCAGGAACACATTGTCAGTGTCATCAAGGATTACTGTCTCAGTTAGGATAAGTCCCTTCAATTGAGTAAAAGAACTATCATCTACTGCCACTATGTCCTCAAGTTCAAGGTGTGCAGTAACAACAGGATTCGATATCTTGATGTTGAAAAGGTTTATCTGCTTCTGTTTACCCTTTCCGAACGTTCGTTCTACAGACAGAATATTCCCTGTTACTGTAAACCTTGGGTCAATGAACTGGATAGCTGATACTCTGTCCCCTTTCTCCAATTCATACGCATTCATAAACATATTGAAAGAATACACTGAATTGGGTCTGGACAATAGGGCTATCAGTCTGTTCGCCTGTAATGTGGCTATCGGTTGGGAGTTTATAAGACTTAGCTCCCGTTTATATTCCTTACGAAAGAAGAGTGCCACTGACTCATCGTCAACAGCGGTTTCTTTTAAACTAAACACACCATCAACATAGTTTTTATCGTATAAAACAGTAATGTCGTTACGGATACCTGATGTTGGTTGATTATCCGTCTTCCTCGACCTTAGCTGGATGTCGTCGGTATTTACTTCAAAGTCTACTTCAAGATCTGTGGCTTCAAAGTACGTGATTAACTTTATTTTACCTTGATTAAATAGTAGCCGACACATCCCCTCACGCAGTACTTGTTTGAGTGCCGCGTGTAAACGTATGCCAGCATCAAGAACACCATTAAGGTAGTAGGATATATTATCGTAGTTTGTGTGAGCTGTATCAAAATCTGTTGTATCAATATAAGCACCAGAGTCCGAGTGAGCCTCTATCATGTGCCTTACAACCTGCGCTGGTGTTGGATCGGCCCCAAGGTTAGATGTGACATCGCAGACAAGTGTCTCCGCGTAAACAACACGCTCTTCATCTGGTGTTGGAATTGCTCCAGGTTGGTACGTTATTTCCCATTTGACATAACTGAATGATACACTGCTAGAGCGTGTTATGTCTTCTGTGTTTGGCCCTGTTATCTGGTGAAAAACGCCTATTCTAGTGTTTAATAACGTAGACCAAGACATGGAGCCAAGACTAAAGCTCTTTTCCACGCCAGACAGGTTACTGCTTATAGTTGAAGACCAAAGATTGGTATCGTTTGCCCTATCGCTTGTACTCCGCTTTATTACGGCCACATTAACAGTGGCGTTGGAAACAGTGGCAGAGAACAGTACTTTCACATTCACATTAGTGATAGCACCAAGGCTTGAAAGATCACGGTTAAACTTGGAAGCTAATTCTTGATAAGGAGATGGAACAGTACCAGAAGGTATAAAGTAAGATACAACCCACCTTACACTTGCATAATTAACCTCTCCCCCTTCAAACACTCCGTTTGCAAAGCTTTGAATATTTGTATAAACAACTCTAATTGAGCACAAGGCTAATTGAGCAAAGGTTGATACATATGCGCTTACATTATATGTTGTCAATGTTCCATTGAACTTCAAGTTTGTTGAGAAGGCTCCTGTTGCACTCTTCTGATCAGAGTCAAGGGAATGGGCTGTTCCTCCAGAATCTATAAAAAATATCTCAACCTTTGCTTCAGCATTCTTCACAAAGCAGTTGCGTATTTTTACAGAAGCTGTTATTCCTGTAAGATTACCAAGGTTTGTGTGAGTGGTAGGGTAAGTAACTTGCTCCCAACCGGATATACCATCTGTTGGAGAATAATTACCATCATATGTACCAAACCCATATGGAAGTTGACCATTACCAACTAGCTGTGAAACACTTGGAAAGTTGGCTATGTTATAATATGAGCTAGGTGTGCTTCTTGTTCCTGTGTCATAACTTCCTGCCCCACCGCCGGTTTGTTGACTTATTACAAGGGAGGCGGAACCTGAAGGGCTGTTTATAGACGAATCGCCTGTTGGTTCAGAAGCCGTATTTCCATAATGCTGTTCAGTAGTATTTCCATACTCCGTAGATGTAACGGGGTCGGGTATAATATCATCACCGCCAGCGCCAGGAGAAACTTTCAGCCAAGGTGGTCTACCATGGAAACGAGCAAGAACAGGATTCTGCCCTGGAAATAGCTCAACATCATTGGCGTAGGGTTCACCGTTAGCTAACAGGTTATCTACCAACTGAACAGGGCCGGAACAAATAGCGTAATCATAAATAGCCCCATAAGGTGATACCAAGGCTCCCCGTAGATGTGGTCTTGCTGTTGTACCATTCTGTGCTCTGGCTGTTATGTTTATCCCAGAGGCGCTAATCCAATCGTATGTCATATCTTCCGAATCTATAGATACAACCCCAGAAGCGGCAAATCCAACGCCGTTATCAATGAAGAATGTTCCAAGACCATCGAAAGTCATATCTTGCGCTAGGGCTGTAACCCGAGATGTCTGTAAGTCCTTTAAAGGCATGCCAGTTGCTTTACCAACAACAATTGACTGCTCTTGCAGGTCTGCTTCCTGAACCCACAAGAAAGGGTCAGTCTTCATTAGTGTAGAAACAATATCAATACTTAAAAGCATTGACGCTTCTGAGTGCCTGATAGGGTCTTGACAGACCATTACGTCTATCAGAACAGGGGTGGAAGCTATCCCTGAAAACCATTGGTAAAGCTTAACAACAGTGTTCTCGACACCAACTGCAAATAACTGTTTAACAAATGTCTTTGACACAGGCGATACAACAATGGATATTGTAGCCGAACGTATTTCTAATGAGTTCCCTTCAAAGATATTAGAAATTACGGTATTGTCTTTTAGTGTACCCCAAGACTCCACCCAAGGTTGATAGTCATTAGCCAGCCCTTGACCTTTACCTACTGTAACATCACTCAGGTAAAACGTTTCATCTGGTAACTCAAACTCAATCAACTGAATAGGCTTTCTACTCTTCGACTGAATCTCGTTTATAAAATCTTGTGGGAGATTGGTTATCATGTGATACTTTCCACAGTAAAGGAACCGCTTCTAAGACCGAAATTTGTCAGAGGGAAACTTATAGTAGGCGTGGTGAATCTTACAGTTGTAGTCCCACCTAGATCATCGGTTAACTCAAACTCGTTCATCATACCATTAGCGGTATTAATAAACCAACTCATAATGGCTTGATAGTCGTTATCGCTAATGTCAGAAAAATTGTATGTAGTCGTAGTGTTCTGTACTTCAAACGATTCTACGTGGGTTATACCAGAGGCCGACATATCTTTAGCCTGAATAAGTGACACACTCGGAGTAAGTGGGTATTGTGCAGGCTGTTCAAGTTCAACTGTGAGTAAACCTAATTGGAATATCATGCTCTTGCCGTGTTAGTTATTTGTTGGTCTGTTATAGTGGTTATATCCGAGTTTGAAACTTGCTGATTAAAGTTGTTTGTAATAGTGGTGCCTCCTGACGGCTGGGCTTCAATGCCTAAGGATGCCCCAGCCCAATCTGCACTACTGCCACCAGCAGCTAAAAAGCTCATGAACCTTTCATGGTTGTTGAGACTAGACTGTCTGTCAGAGCCGGTGGTGTCAGTCTTAAAGGGAGAGCTATAGACTCCTGCAAATATGATGTCATTCATATCTCTAATGATCTTATCCATTTCATGGGAAGCAGCAGCCTCAGCAGCCCACCCCTCGGCTGTGGTTGGAGTACTATACGAAAAACTATGACTTCCGCCTGACGTGCCGTCTATATAGCTATTGGCCTCCTCCCTCTGAGCATCCTCAACAGCTTTAAGCCTATCCACCTCTGCGGCAGCATCAGCTATACTATTAACAGCTTTGGCAACTCCTTCAGCAGCAACTGCTTGTCCATTCAAAGCAAGAATGGAGTTTTTTACAGCCTCTATTACTTTGTCAATCTCCTCTTTCAGTTCTTTTTCAGTTGGTATCACAGTCTCTGCGACTTCGTCAGCCATGGCTGTGGTAGCATCAGTAACTGATTTTACGCCTTCTGCGTAGCCCTCAAATGTGGATATTGACTCATTTGTTGCTTCATTTACTATGTCTAATGATGACTTAACCTTAATCAGAGCTTCTTTATTTTTTGTTAGCGCTTCCGTGTCCTCCTCCACTACTACTCGGTGTTTGTCTAGCCATTCAGCAGCTTCTTTGGCATTCATAGTAGCAAACTCAAACCAGCTCAATTGATCATTGCCAACTGCCTCAAACAAAGCAAGTGAATTAGAGAATGCCACCATCCTCTCATATGTCCACACAACAGCTTCACCTAGCTGTCTTACCATCTGTCCAGCATTGTCAAAGAATTCATCAAGCTTTACGTCAATAAGAGCTTCATTAGCTGTTACCCAATCATTCATAGCTGTTAATAGTTTAGTAGCATATGGCAATAAATGCTCGCCTATAGCTACCTTCATGTTCATTATGAGCCCTACTGCCTTTTTTAGCTGGAACGTATATGTGTCCTGACTGCGTATTGTGTCGCCAAGCGCTTTACCTGATCTTTGTATAATCAGAGTGTAAACAGCTTGTGCCATCATAGCGTTTGTTACAGAGTCCTTGGTTTCCAGATTATTGGTTATCATGGCTTGCTGTGTTATTTCTGTTTTCTTCAGAACAACACCAAACTGCTTCATTGCTTCATACTCGCCTGTGAGTGCAGACGTCATTGCCCTTACAGCTTGCTCTGGTGATTTGTCATGGAATGATGCAAGATCCTGAGCTAGTTGCACAACCTTATTTGATAGTATAGCTGCAGCTTCGGACTGCATATTAGTGCCATCTATAATGGCTTTTGTAGATGCCAGATACTCTGTTGCAGCGTATGTGGATAATGCGTAGTTGTCAGTGAGTTCCTTTACCCACATGTCAGACGCATCTGTCATACCCTCAAATACTACATTATACTTATTACCAGCTTCTTCCATTCTAGCTGCAGCCTCTATGGACTGTTTTGCCACAAGTATGGCCACACCGGCCACTGCTACTGCTAAGGCAGCTGCAGCCTTGGCTATGGTAGCAAACTTAGGCGTTACATTACGCTCTGTAGTGTCTACAGCTTTGTCGAACTTCTGCAGAGAGCTTATGGCGCCTTTTGAATCTAGCTCTAGTTGTATAACTGGCATATTATGTGATCCTTGAGGATATGTCTTGAAGGATATATAATGAATCTAAAATTTCTTCTGTACAGAAAGAGTGCAACTCACAATATTCTTTTATAGAAGGGAAGTGTGTACTGCAGGCATTGAACATATTGTAGTAAAAAATATCCGCAGCTAGCAGCATTGGCTCGGTAGCTAATATGTCTACTTTTACACCTTCTTTAGCCATTCTGTGATACCATGCCAAATTCTTACCGTTAGCACGATACCACAATATAGCTTCCGCTACTTTTCCCCAATGTCCTCTGCTTTGAAGTTACTTCTAGTTACAGACAACTCTGACACGTCTTCCCTAAAGTCAGGTGATGCCACCATATACTCTAGGCCTAATTCCCACGTATATTTTACATTCTTGCCATCCGACTCTGCTTTCCAGTCTAGCAAAATTGTCTTTGCCATTGCTTCAAGTGTTATCTTATCTTGTAACTCTGTGCTATCTGCAGTAGACCTTAACATAGCTAGATGCGGCAACTGCAGCCTAGTTACTTCTGCCTTAAACTTAGGATTGCCTAATTTAGCCACCTTAACGTCAAAGCCCTCCTTGGTTACCATCCATTTGCCATCATCTGCAGCTTTTGCATCTACTCCGTATGCCTTTTTGAAATCCATGATGTTTCTCCTATGTTTATGGATTATTATTTATGCTACTATTCTTGTGATCTTAATTGCTGAGTCGGTAACGCTATCGCCAAGAATCGAAAAAGCCGCGTTATCCATAATATCGTCGTCTGTACCAGAAATTGGAATCTCGTCAGTATTTAATTTACACTTAGGTAATAAGAATGTGTAACCATTGCCATTAGCATCTGTTACAGTCCAACCGAAGCTAAATGGTGTGCCAGCCTTTAGTTTGTTTTTAAAGGTTTGGTCTTTGAAGTACATAGTGATTGAACCAGTACCACGGAAAGAGTGAGCGTTGGTTGAACAGGCGCCAAGAACACCAACACCAGTCTTGCCTGTTACGTTGTTTGTGAGGTTAATATCCCATTCCTTGATGTCACACTCGCCAGAAGCAACACCATCAATCTCGATATTTGACACGTTTGATACAGTCGAGAAAACCGGATTATCGGTTGCATCTGTGTAAGTGGCACCAGTTGAGACTACTGCAGCTGGTGTCTCTTTTAGGCCAACAAAGGAGAAAGTATTCGTAACCAATGCCTGGTCTTTATACGACATTGCCCACTCGTCAACAACCATACCGAAATATTGTAGATACTGTGCGGTTGTGAGGGATAGTTCCATATAGAGTGGTTGGTAGAAGTCTCCGTCTACAGCCACATTAGCCACCCACGCTTCACACGCAATGGCGTTAAGTATTAATTCATCATCCAGCGAAGCTCCATAAGTCATTTCAGCCTCAATACCGCCACCTACAGTGAACCCAGTGAGGGTTACATCTGCAAGGCGTCTGTTGCCTTTAATGTTCGCCGACTCAGTAGTAACTACCTGTGAGCCAATGTCAGAAGAAGAATAAGCTATCTTCTGTAGCAGTGGCGTAACTGGCATTATTTCTGGTGTGGCTGGCGCTTGTTTTATCATAGCCAGATAAGTATCTGAACCTGTTGCTGTTGGCATTGTGTCTCTCCTTAGTTACATTCTTCGTAAGTGAATGGTATTATCACTTTTAATTGATACCAATTATGCTGCATACCTACCCTAATGGTTCTGGCAATTTTAAATCTAAGCTGCCCTGTGTCCCACCTGTTGTACAATGTGCTCAGGCTATCTGCTAGATCAGCTATCTGACTGGAGCCTGTATTAGCAGGCACAAATATAGAGATATCTATATATCCATCGCCTCTAGCCCTTCCGCCTATTGACACAGCATTTGAATCTGTCCATTCAACTTGAAGGCGTATAAAGGATGTTCCTATGATTGGGGTATATTCGACATTATCCCAATCAATGGGCGTTGTAACCCAATTGTCAAATAAACGTGCCTCTATTAAGTCTATGGCTTCTTTAAACATCGTATTTTTTATTTGTGAAATATTTGGATAAGACTATAGCTTGCGCCTCTATTCTTTGCCTGGTAGGCTCTACCATCGGTTGTGCTCTCATCCTTGGTGTGCCATTCTCAAGGTACATTGCATAAGCTGTATTATTGTACAGTGTCACTTTGTCGTCAGCCTTTATACGTGTACCTGGCCATGTGGCAGTTGCGAATGAGGAACCAGACTCGTTAGTATGTACGCTCTCAGATGGTCTACCAGTCGTCACAGACCAATTACTCCTAAGAAAGCCAGTGTCTTTAGCTGATCTTATAACTAGCTCTCTAAATGCGTCTATACTAAGTTTTTGGAGTATTTCACTAAAACCTTCGCCAGCCAATTCACTAAGACCTTTTAACACAGGGCCTAATTGGCTTGGCTTAATTTTTCTCATGCTATGGCCTTACCCACAACTCATAATGAGCGTTTACAGGGTCTTCTGACACAGCTTTTACTTCCCACTCTGTAAGGGAAGGGTCGACAATAAGGTCACCTATCTTTGGCACCACAGGCAGATTCAAAGCAGGGAAGATCGCTACCCTATCAATGGCACGAATTGTCGACCCATCGTTCAGCATCTGTTGGTATTTCTGCAGTGATCCACCACCTAGTGCGTCGAAGACTACGTCCAGGCTGTACGATGCATCTATAGGCTTTGTGACATTACCAGCTGTATAGCTGGACTCCAACATACTCTGGTATACGCAAGCCTTGGTAGCACCGTATTTAGCGAATAGTGGCCATTTGGCCTGTAATGTGGCTGCTGCAGAGAACGCCATCACATAAGCTCCATAGGAACTATAGACGTCGATCCGCCAGAGCACAATCCATAAGGCTTTAGCATGTCCCTGGTCAGATCACTGACAATTGGGTTCGCTGTAGAGCCAGCGTCAAATTTTAGAGTAACAGATCCAGCTTTAAGCTCTGTAAGTGGGTCACCACCGTCAGTGCTTGTAGAACCAGCATTGTTAATTGCATAAGCAATCTCACATTGTGCATTTTTAATTGCAATTGGTGTGTCAGGGCAATCAGCTGTTCTTGGAAAAGCTAATACCTGATCGTCCTCACATGCATCACCGTACCAAACACATAGTAAGTCAAGTTGTTGAGCAGCTGAGACTAAAGACTTCTCCTTAGTAGGCTCATCAAGCAATGCCCAGGTCTCATAGCCGTAGCGCACTGCAAGATAAGCGTCTGCTTCCACAACTGTTACATATGTGTCTGTACCCACGGTGATGGTCATTTGTTATTCTCCGAGCTCGGCTTTCTTAATTGCTCCGTATTGAGCCTTTGTCATAAGTCTGGAACCTTCCCGCTTTGCTTCGAACTCAAGATTAGCTGTAGGGACTGTTACTTCTACTAATGGCTCTTCACCTTCGTTAACGTCCACCTGGATGGCTGGATAGCCATAAATGGTTGAACCAGGTGTATAAATGAGTTTGGCAATGTACATCTTGGTGGTAGCTTCTGGTTTTACTTCTGACATGGTTTCATCCTGTGTGATATGTAGCCCCTCCGAAGAGGGGCGGTTTAACTGCAGTTACTTATGCTTTAGCGCCAGTAAGGCCTGTAAGGCGTGCAATACAACGACGATTAAAGATGGCAAAGTTCATGTAAGCCTTGATACGATAGATGTTCTCGTCCTTGGTTTCCATGGCTCCTACATCCTCAAAGGTAATACCAGCTGGAGTGGCTTGTGGGTAGATCATAGCAGCACCAACTTTCTTGGTACCGTCATCCCACACGCCAAAATAGGCTGAAGAAAGAACGCCGCCTGTAAGGGCTGCACCAGCTGCAGTTTCGGTTACAGACAGCCAATCGTTCTGGAAAATTGGGATACCGTTATATACGTCCATCTGCACAGTTCTATCACCGACTTTAACCTCGGCCATTGGAACTCCGCCAAGGGTTCGAAGCATGTCACGATATGCACGAAGATCGCGACCTGTCATCATAATCCAGTCAACAACACCGTCTTTCGATTTAACCTTGTCAATAGCTGCATCAAGCATGGCGAAAGTCATAGCTCCACCAGTTACGTACTGCTCACTATCCACGAGGGAGTGAAGAGAGTTCATGGCTGGTGCAGTACCACTACCAGTAGCCATTCCTTCTTGGAGATTACGGCCAACCTGCTTGGACTTAGATGCAACTTCCATTGCAACAACATCATTAATATCAGAGCCAGACATTGCGATCTGGAGCTTATTAATCTCAGCGTCACCAATACATGTGGTAGGCTCAAAAGGTACGGCAGTTACAGCGGATGGCGCCTTTGCCGTAATAGTTCCGCCGATAGCCAGGAACTGAGCATCGCCCATTGTGGTCTCACGATTTACAGTAATGCCTGAACCTGCGAAGCCGATCCAAGGGATAAAGCCCCAAATAGGGTTGGTAGTGAAAATGTCTTCTACGATACCAGCGATAAGCTGATCTCTGGTTCGTTTTTTAAACTCGGGAAGGGTCATTGTAGTCATTGTTGTGTCCTCCTTGGACAATAAAAAAGGGGCATACCTCACGTATGCCGTTATCTGGCTGTGAAGTATGCCCCTGTTCAGGGAAACGAAGGACACCTGTTCAGATGCACCGTCTCATAAGTTATGCTCCTTACCTTTTCTGTTCAGTCCGGGTAAGGCTTAATTATTATATAAATTATACTCTAAACCTTCTTAAAAGTCAAGATAAATCTTCAGAAATCGATCATCTATATGATATCATTGAAGAAATTCTATGATTCAATCTAAGAGATCTTAACTCACGCCTCTTTCTTTAAGGCCTGCACTTATATTCTGCATGGATGAATTACCACTTGCATCACCTGTTCCACTACCAGCTGAGTGCCCGTCCCCGCCTGCGCCGTCGGACGCCTTCATTATTGAGTCTTTCGCTGGATATGCATCAATAATAGATGTCATAGCCTCGTCAAAGCCTGCAAGCTCTCCTGGCTTAGTCTTTGAGTAGATGGGGTTCCCTGCAGCGTCATTTGCCGACCCATCTGGGTTGAAGTGTTTACCAAATGTCGCTTGTGCGATGTCCGGTGGCAGCACCGTTCCCTTGATGACCTTACTAGTGGCAAACTGTGAACCTGTAGTAGCCTCAAAAAGTTTCGTATTAAGACCGGTCTTCTCTGTCTCCCAGGTCGTTTCCTTATCTGCCCACGTTTTGTTAATAAGATCACGTTGTGCCTCCAAGTCAGCTTTGCCTTTGTCACTCATACCACCAACATCCTCTAGGGCCTTACGGGCTGCTGTGGCATCCAGATCACCAAAAGCCTCCAGTGCAGTGGCTGCATCTGAGAGCTTTTTTCTACGGTCATTGCTCTCTGCCGTTATAGTAGCTATCTTAGCCTGAGCACCTATGGCATCAATTGTAATCTCGCTCTCACCATCAATTACTACAGGGTGTCCGCCTTTCATTTCAATAGCTTTTCCATCTTCAGTCAGTTTGTACTTCATTTTAAATCTCCTGTGTTTTTCTTGGTTTTATAATCTGTTATGTGTTTTTCTTCTACTACAGAGAAGTCTTGCTGTTCCCCCTCCTTACGGGTTACTCCATATAGTTTGTGTAACTCTGCCTGTCTGCTTTTAGTTATATATACTTTCATTTTTTCCTCTTCTTTAGCTGACCAGCTATATAGGTTGCATATCCTTCTATATGCTCTTTTGGTACTGTCATGTCATTAAAGTCATCTTTAGTGCCTTTTCCACCTGCCTTCATGTACAGTGCAGCTGCCTGTGGGTTCTCGGCATATACTACCAGCTTTTTACCAATAGACTGTTCGTATAGCTTACCAAGAACACGCATGCCAGAGGTTGTTTTTGATACATCGTCCCACCCACCTAGAGAGCCCATTGTATTTATTCTGTTCACCCCTTTACGTGTTATTAGGGAGCCTGCACCTATTACTTGCCCTGTTTTTGTGTCTAGGTCAATAGCGCCTGCTGCGCCTTTAGCCATAAGCTCTAGCGATCTCTTTACATAGCCGTAGGCATGCATTTTTGATTTGTCTTCAGGCTCTTTAAGTGTGGCTAGCAGCCTGCCTGCCTGCTCTTTGTAACAGTTACTCATCGCATTTCTCTATTGTTATTAAGTAGCCACCGTCTTCTCCGAATGTGGTATTCAATAAGCCTGTTGTTGTGTATGGTTTATTGATAGGGCCTATATTGAGTTCTGTTACGCCCAGATCTTTGAGTAAAATAAGCTTTCCATTCTTATCCACAATATCATTGAACCCTATCTGTTTGGATCTGACTAGATCCGCCCTTGTAGGGCCTATGGCATTATCTTGGAAGCTCTTTGATCTGGTCATCCACCAGTCGGCGTAGTTGCCGTCAATGGTGCCTTTTGACAGGATCTTTCGACCAGGTGACCTGATATACCATTTTTCATGTATCTCGTCCATTTCGTCAACGTCTATGCCTAGTTCTCTCCAAGTCTTGGTAATGGGTAGAAGCATGCATCTACATCTAGGATGTAATGGGCAAGACGGTGCTGATTTTGTACTTTTATATTGCTCGCCATCAAGAGCAGCGCACCTAGGACAAGTGCCTCTACCAGTCGTCGTATTGCCATTCTCCATGATAGCAGACCACTCAACTCTGTCGATGATGTCTTTGTTTGCTTCATATATGTCCTCATGTGCCTTAGCATTAGCTGACTGTATGTACGATTTAGTGACAGTCTCTATATTCTGCTTATTGCCCTTAGCTGACAGCATATTATCATATCTGCCACCTAGTTCGCCCATAAGCTCTTTATAGCCTACGCCCCTTATCTGAGCAGATGCTATCTCGGCTTTTAGTGCACCATTCTCTTCTCGCATAGCTGACCACAGCCAATCGTCTAGGTATTTGCCTCCTAGCTTCTCATCCTGCACCATAGAGCCTATCTGTGCAGCCGACCTGGTTACATTGTCGAAGCCTTTAACCCTGCCATCCCACGATAAGATCCTGTTAGTGTCCTTATACGAGAATGCACCAGCCTCGCCTGTGGCCTGCGCTATTGGTTTAGTGAGTTTATCAGTTAGCACCTTAACCATAGAGTCAGCCTCTTTGTACACTCTCTGCAAGCGCTCTCTGGATGGATAATTGCTATTCTTTTTAATGGCAGCCTGTATGCTCTTATTTGTAGCCTTCTTAGCTGTAGTGTAATACCTCAGAAGGTCTTTTATAGCCTTATCTTCGAATCCGTCAATCTTCTGGCGTTGTTCGATGAACTGAGCATATTGTATTTTAGTTTCTTTTTTCATTGGTTGCCTTTATGTCATTAGCCCATGCTATAACACTTACTAATTCAGTATCATACGTCTTCTTCATTATCGCCCTCTGCTTCTCCGTCACCAGGAGCATCGCCAAACGCAGCACCAGCCATTCTGGCCATATCAATACTGTCTTGCTTCTCTTGCTCCATATCGTCTTCCATATCATCCCACGATAGGTGCTCTTGAAACACACCACGACGTCTGAACTCTGTAAAGCATGCCTGCGCTGAGAGTATGCCTTGCTCATTAGCCTTTAATATGGCATTAAGCTCTGCAGGGTCAGCCACACCGAAGTTATACTCTTTATTGACGGTCAGGCCATCATCTGGAAATTCCTTACCTACGAACGATGCTGCTATTTTAAATGATTGTATAAGTATGGATTCGAACTCTGTGGCCCACGTGCCTAGAGAGCTATTAGACTCAGCTGATGTAAGGGCCTTCTCGGTAGCTGTCATACTACCTGTACGTGGTATTAGTTGCTGTAAGCCATACAGGGCCATCTGAGCTTCTGTCTCTTTTATGTCTTGTAGCCCTGCTGCTATGCTAGATCCGGTCATTTCAACAACTTTAAGGTCAGCTGAATCCTCTTCGCTGTTAATCAATGCCCTACCCATCGGTAATACAGCCAAGTCCAGATGTTTACCGAAATACAGGGGAAATCTACAATAAGCAAGATAATTGTCTTGATTGCTAGAGGATCTCCAATGTTTGCCATTTAGCTCTGCGAGATCCATAAGAGGGGTCTCACCTATCAATTGTGATATCTCTTCGCCAGGTATGAATACAGTTACCGGTATTATATTCACGGAGAATGTGCCACTGTCTATCAGTGTATATGTGGTATTATCTTCTTCATGTAATTCCCACTTCCCTGGCTCTAAGACCCTTACTCTTTTTACTCTTTTATAGCCGAAGCGGCCTATGCGTACCAATGATGTCTCCTTTATACGCAATTGGACTATAAAGCCACTATCGTCTATTATCCCGCCTAGCATGTCATCTGTGTTGATCTCTTTGAAATAAGGCCGTATACCAGCGTTCTTTTCATCAGCAACAGTCTGTATGCTATCGTCTTTCTTCGGCATGTCAATTAGTATGTACGACATACCTTTGCTTACGCCATTAAAGAAGTTGCGTTTACAGAATACGTTCATATCGTTGCCAGACGTATCTATAGCCATGCCCCATTCAGTGAATATGGGGTCTATGCCGTCTTTCATGACTATGTCGGACTGGAACACCTGCCCTGTAAGAAATGACGTTGTTTTTCGGTATATATTAAGAAGTGTACTGGCATCTAGCCTAGAGTTGTACGATGTGTCAGACTCCAATGTGTGATCTGGTAAAAATACCTTACCAGCGCCTTTCATGGCAGATGTACCACCTAAGAGTGTCTTAGGCAGTAAGCTGTCTGTGTGCCATTGTCGCATGCTGTTGTCCATTATAGCTACTGCATCCGGTTGTTCGGTAGTTATCCCTGTGGTGCCTGTAGTGATATTGTTTACTGTCTCGCTAGCCATGTAGTCCTCCGACTGGTTCGAGATGGCTCCCAGGTGCTCCCAGGTTGATCTCAGATCGATATAGATATCTTCTCTATATATTGATATAGAATGATTCTAAGATCTCTTAGAATCGATTTAAATGATTCGTATTACGATAATGTAATTAGCAATTATATGATTCATAACTCCATAATCTTTGTAGTAACCTTTTTAATTGGATACAGAAAGGCTATAGGGTATGTGCCTGCATCTGTCATATCATCGAACTTACCATGGCCTTTCTCTGGTAGCCCGTTCTGGTCATATACCTGTTGTTCTAAGGCATCACTGAAGTTAGGGCATTTGTCTATGTTAACGAATAAGGTTCTCTCACCTAGACCATTGCATAGCATCTTGTTCGTGGCCATTACTCTGTCTTTGATGTTTGGATTCTTTTTGTTGGCTTTGACTTTAAATCCCGCTTGTCGCAGAGTAGCAATATCTGATATGGTGGCATTGACAGACTTTCGTGAACTCCCTGATGCATCTGGATACACAGTAATTGAGTGTAAGGGGTATCGCTCTTTAAGGACTCTGATTGTATCGGGGGTGTCGTAAGAGTTGAAAACCTCATCCACAGCGTGCAGATTATCGCCCCTATGCACATAAATGATAGCGCACCCACGACCCACATTAAAGTCCATTCCCACCATAAGATTATCCGTTGACTGTATAAGCTCATTACTGCTGTTCTCCTCTCTGTCGTATTCATTCCATACTGGCATAGCCACCAGGTTGACGAATTCGCCATTGATGTATGCCTCGATTAACTGTGCTGGATAGTTGGCTCTTAGCTCATCTATGTAGTCATCCGGTAGGTTGTGTGCGTTGGAGTAGGTGGACATCTGGATGAGCTCGCTACCTGGTATTGGATTCTTTTTGAATAGCTCATATGTGGCCTTAAAGCCTTCAGGCGTTGTTGTGACGTACATCTGGTTCTTCTTTGGCGCTTTCTGTCTACATCTAGCCTTTGCCTTTCTCCAAGCCTCCAATGCCTTTTCTTCTGGTAGTACGTCCAGCTCATCGATAAATGCATCTAATACCTCAAATCCAATGATTCTATGTGGGTGCTCCATACTACGGCAGAATACAGATCCATAGCCATGTATATGTATTGTGTTCTCTGACCTATTTATCTTAAATGGTATGCCCTGCTCTGTGAGGTAGGATTCAATCTTAGGGTACCAAATGTCTTTAATCAGAGGAATAGTAGGTGCCAGGTAAAGCATGTTATAACCGGGATAGTCCTTCATAGTGGCTATCATTCTGAACATGCCCACCTCAGTCTTGCCAGAACCGAAGCCTGCCACGGCTGCTACGGACTTAGCTGTAGACATCATAAACCTGGACTGAGGCTCTGACAGATGGATAGGCATTACTTGTCTTCCTCAGGCGTAGGGACGTAGTCCTTGTGAAGAATAAACGCAGTGGCCTGTCCCAGCTTGGGATTGTTCAAGGTGCCATCAGCCTCTTTCTGCATCTTCAGCAATTCCATTAACTCTTTAGCCTGAGCCATGGTTATGCGACCTTTCGATAGTGCCTCTAACACTTGTTTGGTATTCTCGGCGTCCATGACTCTAAGGTCATCTGCAGAATCCACCATCTTAGACAGGCGCTCAAATGCATAGCCAAGCCAGATGCCACTCTCACTAGAGAACTCACCTTCACCCCTGAGTACCATCTGCAGCTCTTCTAATAGCATCACTGCATTGTCGTCTATGAATTTCTTTCTTAATTGTTCAGCGTCCATATTGTTCCTCTTTTATTGATTCCACATGTTATTATATCATATCTAATCTTTTAATTCAAGATTCAATCTCTATATATATATTCATAATCCATAAGATTACTCCAAATAGTTGATATATATAGATAATTTTCAATTTCTTCAAATATATACTTAGGAGATGAATCTTGAATTAGAAGATTAGAGATCATATTAAATGGCCTTGATTCATCTGAATTCTGTGTATTTAGGGTTAAGTACCATCTTATCACCTGAAATCTTCAAATATCCTAGCTCAATTAAGAAATCTTGACCAGCATCCACTATGTCAGTATCTGTGCTAGGACGATTGTAATTGGTCATACGGATGAAAACACTAGGATTAATGCCTTCCAGACAGAGCTCAACATTGCTAGGTGAAGTCAATGTTTTCAGTACTTTCTTAGCCCCTCTGACCTTTGTGGCATATGTCTTTAATTTGTATTCTACATTTTTCTTTTGAACCAGGTACTCAGTCATGCTAGCAACACAGTTAAAGAACATCGTGTCCATAGGGTGGGATTCTGTTCCATAGAATGTGTCACAGTTGTTGTAAGCATATATACAACCACCTAGAACATATGCTAAAGTATTGCATTTGTTCAATAATTCTTGCCTTCCCTCGTTCTCTTCACCTGGTGCATACCTGTGCCAATATGTATTGAACAGGTCATTATACTTATCTATATGATTGTCATTAATGCATATTTTAGTCACTGGTTTCACGAGCTGTGGGCTATCCATATCATCTGTCTCATAGTGGAAATCACTATCGAGATCGTTGAATATTGCTAATTTGTATACGGTATCCCAGTATGTCTGGAGCTTTTGTTCATTTATCTCACAATTTTCTCTTGTCTTAGATGTGCCTTTGAAATCAGGCTCTTTCCAGTAAATAGGTAATATCCTGGCAGCCATACCACTTGAGTTTATGTTTGAATTCGATATGAATTGTGTCTCATAAATATCTGGTTGGACAAATATCATACCAGACGCAACTGGCCTGAACTCTAATGAACGATCTGAGCCTTTCCTATCGTGGCGATACATACTACCTGACATGCCTCGAAGGGCGAAGTCAGTACCAGAATCGGACTTACTGTATTTATTGGTCCAGGCTGACAATATGCCTTGACCTTCCTCAGCTACATAGTTGATAACGCCACCAGCATTGAATGCCTTTTGTACTGCACCCTCTTCTGTGATATCATCCACAAATAAGCCAGGTACTCGTCTGTTTTTTAATGCCTCTAATGCATCCACGAGGACATGTGAACCTTTATTTGATCCGAGTATATCTGCAAGACTTACTGCTTTACCTTCTTTTGGCTTTATGGCAGCGCCTTGTGCCTGCGTGATAGCCTTATCGATTGACTTCATATCCAGCTGTATTCGTGGATCGTCTTTATTAAAGGCATCTACCTGCTCTTTATTTGCTTTAACCAGGCCTTTCAAAACTTGGTCATATACACCGGATTTGAAACGACCAGAATCTGCAATAAAGAATGCAGTTAGGTGGAAATAAGACTCTAGACTCTTAGAACCTGCTTGAACCTTAGCCTTTTTGTTAATGCTCATACATGTGCAGATTAATAAAGCAGGTAATACATCGTGAACAGACATAAGATTATATGAAGCTATCTCTTGTGCTGCTTCCATCATACTCTTTGGAACCCATTCAGTAGGGAATTCGACCTCTTCGTACATATCATATGATTCGGGGATAGGGGTGGGTGTCTCCCAATCGTCATAAGTTAATATTGTTACATCGCCAGCTGATTTCTTGGCCGAGTTTATGAATTTTCCTATCTGGTTGTAGGCCAGCGTATAACGTGGCTCATTACCTTCTGCTTGTGAAAACAGAGAATCAAGCATACCCTCTATTTTGTCCTGAGAGTATCGATATGTCCAATGCATTATAAGGGAGTTCATTGGGCTAGTGATATGTTTGCCAGATAGGAACATCTGGATAGCTGATATCGGATCGAATTTTTCAGATTCTGGAACAATATCAATAGCTTGCCTCTCATCTTCAGGGAGAGGAGGAAAGCCCCTAACTAGCGTTGTCCATTCGTATATGGTGCCAGGTGAGGCAATTACCTCTGCTTTAAAACCATTTTTACTGTTTGTCGTCTCAGGCATGCGTAAGATGCGGGGAATATCTTTGACATTTGGATCACCGTCAAATACAATAACTAATGCTTCTTGGACTTTCTTCCATTCAGCAAAATTAGTTGTTGATGTAAGCCAGTAATAATGGTATTTGTCAGGTGATGTCTGGACTACAATACTAGGTGTAAGAGGCCATTGTGTTCTCGGCGCTTTTCGTGGGTTGTCATCGTCCAGGAATATAGCTCGGCAACGGACGATGTTTTGCTCTTTACGATTGGAAGAGCCATCATTCTCATTTACTGTGAAATAAATGTCTGTTGTAGCAGTGTTTAAGCACCAGTCGAGGTCATGCGTGGGGGTGGCCCTGTCACTGATACTGACGTATAAGTGGTTACCAGGGAATAAGGATAGAAATTCTATAGCATCCAAAAGTGTTTCTCCTTTGTACTCCAGAAATAAAATGCTCTCTCGTCGTACGCCTGTCTACAACGAGAGAGTAAAACCAGATGGCCCCGGAGAGTAGCCGTTGGTTTAAAAAGAGGTAGCTTACCTCGACAGTCTCCTTCGATTGAACCAGGCGTGAAAGGAGCTGATCTACCTATATTAATATATAAATGATGAAAAAGATAATCAATAATGTTGATAGTTGGTATCAATAAAATTGATACGTTATTTGTCAAAGTTTTGACAACGCAAAGTCAAAAATATGACAAAAATAGTGTCAAAGTTTTGATAGCAAAATATATCTTGACAAACATTTACGGATGTGTGTACGTTGCGTTCTGTGCGAATCACCTGATAGATATACAAGGAGACTTCTGAGGGATGCGCTCAGAACGCGACCAAGCTGTTGAAATCATTGAAGAAAATAGTGTTACCATACGGTAACAAAACCTAAGTGATTGATATTGTTGACTTTCTTGTATATAGACATGTCTCTATATAGATAGAGAAAAAAAAGATTCAGAGATTGAATAATAATGAAGAAAAAGGTTTACAAAATAATCTGACCGATTATAATAGGAGATATCAGATGGAGAAATACTCTATCTAATCCAATCACAGGAGATCCAAAATGAAAATGAAAGAAATGAAAGAAATCGCAACCCCTATTATTGAGTCTGGTTTTGAATCCGGCGCAGATCACGATGACATCAAAGGCGCATTGGTCGCTGCAAAAATTCCTTTTGGTAAGATAAATTCCCTTTTCAAGACCATCGCAATTGAACTCGAGTTGATGCGAGATCCTGCTGATATCAAATCCGAGATCGATGCTCAGGTCACTGAATCCGAATGGGATGCCATTGACACTTGGGACCAGATCACCTCTGTAGTGGAAGAGATCATGGATGAAGTTGAAGGTTCCACTGAGGCGCAGGTCCTCTCGGTTATTCGTGCATACTTTAAAGATCAGGGTCTCACTCTTCCAAAGAAGACTGCCAAGAAGGCAGGTGCTCGTTCTACCGGTGGAAAGATTCAGGCAGCTGTTTTTGGTCTGTTCGCATCTACCCAGAAACCCACCAAGCAAGAACTTTATGATGCCGTGGAACCCTGTATCTCTGGTAAGATCGAGACTAATACCATCTTTAATGTGAAACATTATTTCATCCTCTGTTATGCCCTTTGTAATAACATGACCATGGAAGATGCTCATGCTGAGACCAAAGATATGGTTTTCGGTGCAGCTGACTCTGCAGAATAATCTGCTAAATATCTGAACTTTTTCTAGCCGCCACGGTCACTTTGTTGGTATAATATCCAGCAAAACTGACCGTTCGGCTCACAACGCAACATCGATATATGATATAATTTTCAATGGTCTATCAATGACCTAAGGAGAAGACATGATTTCAAAAACACAGATTGGTGATATTCGGAACAGAGTCCAGGTAGCATTGGACCTTGTAGGAAAAGATCTTGGTATGGATCTCAAGATGGGCGCTATCAGTTACGACAGTGATGGATTCAGATGTAAATTGAAAGGTCGTTGGGAAGATTCACTGCCAGAGGTCTGCGTCGATTATGACAATCACCAGATATTCAGTGGATTGCCCATGAGAGGTTCTGTTATTGAGTTCCAAGGTGATCCTTACCAGGTTTACGGATACAAGAAACGTGCCACCAAACGACCTATCATTATCGCAGATATGGGGGGGTCTCAATATGTCATATCAGAACGTGCATGTGAGAACTCTAAGATAATCCAAGAAGCAGAAGAGGCAAACTAATGTCAGTAATACCAGCATATGGTCGAGACTACAAATCGGCAAAGGCGGCAAAGGCGGCATGGGAATCTGGTAAGGTGGATTTCATTCTGAAAGATATGTCTTCCCCATGGGATGGGAAATATTGTAGTGGTCGAGATTTCTATGGTCAGAGTGTGGAGATCCGATATCAGAAAAAGACCAGACTGGTTTTCGGGACATGCATACCTGACTAAGTTAGATCTCCCTGAATCGATCCTACAGGTCATGCCTTGATATTATATCAGGTACGACCTGAGGGATCGATGCATGGAGCAACGTCTGGTATCTTACTGATATTGTTAGATATTTTTAGATGATATTTTCAGCATATCGAAAAACATCATATAAAAATACGTAACAATAACATATACTTAATTTTAAGGAGTCAAAATGGATTGCGTTTTTTGTGAATCATGTCAATCAGAGGTCCAAAAGAATGATGCCTATAAGGCAGAATTTGTCTGGTACTGTACCGAATGTTTTGATCGATTAATAGTGAAGAAAGACGAAGAAAAAGGTTTACAAAATAATCATACCGATTATAATAGTAGATGTCGGGCGGAGAATAAATCTCTGACCCTAACCGGAGAAATAAAATGACAAAACTACAACAAGCAATCAAGGCAGAGTTATTCGCAGGTGCAACCGCAGAAGAGATCAAATCAGTAGTCGACCAGATGAACGATGCATATTGTATCGTTACAGCATTTAAGGCAGGCACCAAAGTATGCAAGATCTGTAATGAGATCCACCCAATATCCGAGTTCAATAAGAGAACCCAGAATAAAGACGGTCTGAACGCATCTTGCAAATCATGCCTGAAAACCTGGAACAAAGAGTATAAGGCCAACAAGGCCAGAGCCAAGGCTCAACTCGAATCTTTTCAAACTGCATAATTTAACCTGGGGTCGAAAGACCCCTTATAGAACTTTCCCTGGCCGTCGCGGTCGAATCGTTGGTGGTTATATCAACAGATCCAACCGTTACGGCCACGGAGCAACGTCCAAAAATGAGGCCACAAGTGAGACCATCAAAGAGATCCACCATCTGTATATTAGGTATTGTCATTGTTTTTATATTCGGTGCCTACATAGACGGGCATGCCATGTCCGATAAGTCATTCTTCGAGAACACTTATTCATATCCGACCAGAAACATGTGTCGCAGTATTGGCACCCAGTACGGTTTTAAGTATGCCATCCAATGTGCACGTCTGGTGGAAGAGAACAACAGAAGAGAAGAGAACAGACAGGCACAATTAGATCTGACCAGATCACTGACATTATTGGTGGAACAAATCACCAGGGACAGAAGACGAAGATAAGCTGAACTTTTTCTGGCTGTAACGGTGCTCGTTGTTGATGTACTATCCAGCAACAGGCATCGTTCGACGTATGGAGCAACATCAATATATGATATACCTAGGACGAAGACGAAATGTAAGAACTCCAGTTAACTTTAAACAAATAAGCGTAGGATAAAAATGATTAAATGCATAGAAATAAACTGCCCATCCTGTGGCGATCTGCACTCCGTAGCTGTAAACGACTCTAACTATAATAAATGGGTAGGCGGAGAGCTGATACAGAATGCAATGCCGAACTTGACACCAACTGAACGAGAGCAATTAATAAGCAGAATATGTCCAAGATGTCAAGATGCCATATTTGTATAATACATACTTAGGACGTTGCGTTCTGGCGGAGACGTACACAAAGAATAGATGATTATACCAGAAGAATCCAGCCAGAGCGTTCTAAGTCACTGTCAATATAGTGACACATACCAGTAGTCAAAAAGGTGACTTAGTGTAAATGCTAAAGGTCAATATTTTGACTGTTTTATGGTGTCAAAGTTTTGACAAAGTAAGTCGCAATATTATATATCAATATTATTTATATGATATATCAAAATTAGTGATTTGACATACAAGAAAAACTGTATTATAATAATCATTATCAGATAGGGAAAAAGAGTTATGGAATTGGCCAAGCCTCTGTACCTATTGAAAACGTTACAACGAGAGCGTATTATGGACAAATTGGAGATTGACCATTTCCTTGCATGGAAAAACTTGTCAATTGATCTGAAAGTGTTAAAAGAACAAGAGGCAAAAGCAAGACGATTGCTTTGTGGTTACATACTGGGTGGAGACACAGGCGAATTTAAGGAAGTCATCGAACTTGACGGACACAAAATTACAGCCACATCTAAAATATCCAGAACCTTGGATCAAGGCATTGTGTCTGCACTTATGTCCGAAATGACAGATGAGGACAAAAGCGCTCTTCGTTTCAAGCCGGCGTTAGACCTGAAGGCATATCGCAAATTGCCTCTGACGTCTATTTTGCACGAAGCCGTCACGGAGAAACCAGCAATGCCAACCCTTTCGGTGGAATACAATGATTAAATTAACAACAACCGCGATGGCATCACCATTTGCAAATATCCTGGTATACGGAGAAGCTGGTGTGGGTAAAACCACATTATGTAAGACAGCAAAGAATCCACTGATAATCAGTGCTGAAGGTGGCCTACTAGCCCTGAAGGGTGAGGATATACCGGTACTTGCGATAAATACCAGAGAAGACTGCAACGAGGCATATGAATGGTTGACTATGTCTGACGAAGCAGATAAGTACGATACAATTTGTATTGATTCACTTTCGGAAATTGCAGAGGTTCTTTTGTCGGATGAGAAATCCAAGACGAAAGACGCAAGGCAGGCTTATGGCGTTATGAATACCGAGATGGAAATACTTATTCGGGCATTCAGAGACATCCCGAAGCATGTATATTTCTCTTGCAAGCAGAAACGATTGACAGATGACTCAAGTGGGCGAGTGACGTTTATACCATCTGTCCCTGGTCAGACGCTGCTGCAAGGACTACCATACTTTTTTGACGAAGTCCTTTGTATGAGGATTGCGCAACTTGAGGATGGTACAAAATATCGTTATCTGCAGACTGAGAAAGATCTGCAATACGATGCAAAAGACAGATCTGGCGAATTAGCAAAACAAGAAGAACCTAACCTGGCGAAAATTATCGCTAAAATAACAAAAACACAGGAGAAATAACATGGCATTACTACCAAACAAAGCAAATTCAGAAGGCAACAACGAAGGCATTGGTGATCGGTCCCCACTCCCTATAGGCGATTATGTTGTATGTGTCGTTAAAACTGAGTTCAAGGCCACAAAGGCCAAGACAGGTCATTACCTTTCTGTTCATATGAAAGTGCAGGATGGCGCCAGAAAGGGTTCAATGTTGTTCCTGAATCTGAATCTGGATAATCCTAATCCAATCGCAGTTGAGATCGCCAATAAGGAGCTAAACAGCATTTGTCAAGCAATTGGCAAACAAGGTGTTGAGGACAGTGAAGAATTGCATGGCATTCCATTGTGTGTGACAGTTGGTATTCAGCCAGCAAAAGGTGACTATCCACCCAG